TTGGCTCGCCTTGGGTTAGGTCATAAAGCGCCGAATTAAGTATCTCAAGCACCGTTTGTAGATTAGTCATGCCGTCACCTCTTCGATAGAATCAGTATCCCAGCTTCCATAGCGTGTGCTGTCAACGCCTTCGCTTCTGAGCCGGTCAAATGCAAGCTCTTCGGCTTGATCTCGGTCTTCGGCCTCCACCGTGTAATGCATGTATGATTCGTAGCGTAGTTCGACTTCGTAGGTTTTCATGGTGCTTGCTCCTTAGGCGTATGCCGTCCAATGGGACTCGGCGTAAATGGGCATTGACTCTATAACGGCAATGGGCTTGACGCGGTAAGCGCTCGCAAAACTGTAGATTTTGACGCTAGGCTCGCCGTTGTAGTTGTTTACTTTCTTGCGCATAGGCTCGCCGATATAATGGCCCTTGCTCGGCGTGCATTTGCCTTGCATGTAATCGGTTTCCTCAATCAATTGGGCGATAGCGCGAATCTCTATCATGGCCCCAATGACTTGCGTACACTCATAATAATCAATATTGGTTTGGTCATAACCCCATGATGATCTAAAAATGTCCCCGATTTTTACATCATGCGGCGCGGCGGCCTTGGCCTTGCGCTCGGCCTTGCGCTCGTCATGTTGCATAAAACCGTCCAATGTAGATGCGATTTGCGCCTGCAAACGCGCCATGTCTTTAAACCGATAATGCCAATCGGGTTTGCTTCGCTTGCCCCCAAACGACATCGCGACAATTTTAGGCTCCATCGTGCCCCAAACCTCAAAACCATAGCGCTCGTCTTTGGCAATCAATTGATAGCCGGTTGGTGTAATTCGTTCCATTTTTAGCCCCTTAGAGTAGTTTAGTGAATTGGTAACAAGTTACCCCTAAGCGCTCGTTTGAGAGCGCTTAAAGTTACTTTGTAAGTACATCAAAATAAGCCAGAGCGCCTACCGCAAGCGATAGGCCGATAGCAACGGCGGGCAGAAAATCTAAGATTGTGTTTTTCATGGTTTAACCCCTTTTATAGTGGATTGGGCGCTCATACAACCCGCGCTCATCCCTATAAATAGAAATGTAATACCCGTATTTTGACCCGTCATCGTAGGTTTGCCCTATTGTTTGCCCGTAAGCAATAGGCGTGCAAGGCCATGCATGAGCAAGGTTTTCCGCTTCGAGAGCATCACTTAAAGTAGGAAAATAATTGTTTTTCATGCTGCAACCCCTTGGATAGCGGGCGAATCGGTACAAATGCACGCTATGCGCTCAAACTTAGGCGCTCCATCTAGCGTGCAAGCTACTACATTGCGGCCCGTGTGTGTGTAACTTTCAACGCGCATTGAGCGCCCGTGCACTTGGATAACTTGCCCAATTGTGTATTGGGCCTTGGGAATGAAAGCGAATCGCATGATGTATACCTTGTTAAAATGATTGCAAAATGACAATCCACAAACCCTTGAGCAAGGGTTTGTAGGTGTCACTTAATCCATGCGCGATTCACAATATGCGCGAATACCATTTGACGCTAAGCCCTTTGCAAATGCTTCGCCATAGGCTTCTTTTTTAGTCAATGATTGATTGAAATAGTGAACGCTCATTGCTACGCCGCCTAGATAAGATTTTCGGGCCAAGTTAAGGGAAACAAGGTATTTAGCAAACTTGCTATTAGCGGGCCGGATGAGAACGCTAGCAAAGCCGCAAACGCCATCGTTGACTAAGTAAGAGCGTGTAATTGCGCTCTGGTCATCAAGAGGGTTTGCGCGTTCTTGCACAATCATTGGGTTAACAGTAACGCGCTCAACGGCTTGGCATCCAGCAGCGTGCGCTTGTTCATATATGGTTTGTTCAGTTGTCATTTTAGTTTACCTTTGGGTTTGCATGGCGTTTTTACCATGTGTTTAATGTACTACGCTATAAATTGGGTTGTCAATAGAACTATGCGGAATCGGCATAACTATTGTGCGCAAATTAAGCAACGTATAGGCAATGCAAGGGGCGTAGATTGCTTACGCTGGAAGGTGCGCCGATACTCGCTCAAGGCCTGTTGTGTGTAATAAAGTAAGTATATATATATAAACTTGGGAATTGTAATATGTAATACTAAGGTATACAGTTATGCATAGGTGAGCGCTTTCAAGCGCCAAACCCGTAGTTTGGAAGCGACTGAAAACGGGTTGCTTACATTGCTTACTTACCTACAAATATCTAGGGTTAACCCTATGATGTAAGTAAGCGCTCGCTACCAGGCCAAGTTAGTTAGTACTCACTAACCTTCAATGTGTGTGTAATGTGTGTATTGCTTACATTACCTACATGATGTAAGTGAGTGCTCACTAACTTAGCATGTTAGTGGTCACTAACTTGTAAGTGAGTGCTCACTAACCAGGTGGATGTAAGTGAGTGCTCACTAACTTCGAGGGTGGGGGTGGGTAGGGCCCGAGGCCGGAAGGTCACGGCTGCGGAGTGTTCACAAACAATTTTTTTATTTTTTACAGCCCGACTTAAAAAAGCCAAAAAAGTTACCCACATGACCCACAAAAAATATAGAATCCACGAACGTGCCTTGCATGGAGAACCTTTTGTTCCAGTCCCTACCATTTACACCCCGCCGCATAGAGGCGACAGAATCACGGCTCAAGGCCGTGTACGACGCTGCCAAGCTGGGCCTCAAAGGCGACACGCTGGCTTTGGCCTCGGGCATGTTGCCCTCCGAGTACAGGCAGCTCACGCAACTAGACCCCATTGTTGAGTTGGCAGCGCTTAAAGGCAAAGCCGACGGGGAACTCGCCTTGTCTAAAGTGATGCACGACGCCGCCCTGTCCGGCGACGCTAAGGTGGCGCTAGAAATCTTGAAACATCAGCACGGTTGGGTGGCCAAGCAGGCTATCTCTATCGATGTTGACCAACGCATATCCATCACAGGGGCGCTGGCGGAAGCACAAAAGCGTGTTTTAGAGGTTATAATAGACGAATCCCCAAAACGTTTAGCCTCTAACGAAGGATCATCTGATGTTCATATTAACGCAGGACAGAGTGAAACAGCTTCTTATATACGACCCCGACACGGGAGTGTTTAGGTGGCGCATCTATCGCTCGGGCAACGCTGGGCCGGGCCAAATTACTGGCTCATTAAACACAACTGGTTATATTCAAATAAAGTTAAACGCAATTAAATACAGCGCACACAGGCTGGCGTGGCTATACGTTAACGGGGCATGGCCTGATTTTGACTTAGACCACATAAATCGTAACCGGCAAGACAATAGAATTTCTAATTTAAGACAAGCCACAAGATCACAAAATTGCCAAAATCAAAAAGCCCGCGCGGATAACGTTTCCGGCGTAAAAGGGGTACATTGGTGTAATCGTAAACAAAAATGGGTTGTTCAAGTAAGCGTAAACGGCAAACGTAAGCATCTTGGTGCATTTGCCCACCTCAATGACGCACAAGTTGTTCGCACCGCAGCGGAAAAACAATACTATTCTTTTAAGGTTGCGTAATGCAAACTACTAAATACTCGCCCGAAGATGAAATGGAACTTATGTCTCGGCTATGGTCGCCAGCCATTAAAGACAACCCCTTGGCTTTTATCATGCTTGTATTTCCGTGGGGTGTACCTGGCACGCCGTTAGAACACTTTAGCGGCCCCCGCAAATGGCAGCGCGACATATTGAATGATTTGGGTAACCACATTGCGCAAAACAAAGGAAAACTTGATTTTGACGTTTTTCGTTTGGCGGTATCTTCCGGGCGAGGCATTGGCAAATCTGCGTTAGTAAGCTGGTTAGTGCTATGGATGTTAACTACACGCATTGGAGGCTCTATTCTTGTCAGCGCCAATAGCGAAGCGCAGTTAAGGTCCATCACTTGGGCCGAAATTATCAAATGGTGCGCCATGCTGATAAATTCACATTGGTTTGAAATAAGCGCTACACGGGTTATGCCCGCAAAGTGGCTAACGGAATTAGTTGAACGTGACCTTAAAAAAGGTACTCGGTATTGGGCTATTGAAGGTAGACTTTGGTCGGAAGAAAATCCAGATTCATACGCAGGGTTACATAATGCAGATGGTGTAATGCTGGTGTTTGATGAAAGCTCAGGCATTCCGGATAGTATTTGGTCTGTAGCATCGGGTTTTTTTACTGAAAACACACCAAACCGCTTTTGGACTGTTTTTTCTAACCCCCGGCGCAATACGGGGCATTTTTACGAGTGTTTTAACTCCAAAAGGGAGTTTTGGCAAACAAAAGTAGTCGATGCAAGGCAGGTCGAGGGGACGGATAAGGCTGTTTATCAGCAAATTATTGACGAATACGGGCCTGATTCGGCCCAGGCGCACGTTGAAGTGTACGGTCAGTTCCCCGATGCGGGGGATGATCAGTTTATCGCAGCCAATATTGTCGATGATGCGATGCAAAGGCCCAAGTACAAGGATTTGTCTGCGCCTATCATCATCGGCGTGGACCCCGCACGGTTTGGGGCCGATGCCACGGTGATTGCGGTGCGCCAAGGGCGGGACATTGTGAAGATCATGCGCCACAGGGGCGACGACACCATGACGGTGGTCGGCTATGTGATCGAGGCGATAGAAGAGTTCAAGCCTGCGCTGGTGGTGATCGACGAGGGGGGCTTGGGGGCTGGTATTGTTGACAGACTCAAAGAACAGCGGTATAAGATCAAAGGTGTGAACTTTGGCAACAAGTCTAAAAACCCGATTATGTACGGCAATATGAGGGCGCAGATGTGGGGGCAGATGCGTGAGTGGCTCAAAAGCGCCAGCATTCCCTTGGATCGGTTCTTGAAAACTGACCTGATCTCGCCTATGATGAAGCCTGATTCACGCGGAACAATCTTCTTAGAGAGCAAGAAAGACATGAAATCTAGGGGTTTAGCATCTCCAGACGCTGCTGACGCTATTTGCGTCACGTTTGCATTTCCTGTCGCTCATAGGGAGTATACTGAACCCAAACGCCGCCCTAATGCCCAAGGCGGCGGCGCAATCACATCTTGGATGGGTGCGTGAAGCGTATCAAAACTGCGAAGAAGAAATAAATGAGCTTTACCAAACCTATCGGCGTTGCGTACCTTGACCAAGACATTATTGGCGCAGATACGGTCAATGCGACTGTGGTCTACGCTGCGTCACAACTAGGCTACACCAATGCGGGTTATGGGACAGTTACTCAGCAAAACAACAAAGCCACTGGCGTTACGATAAACAAGACGGCTGGGACTATCACAACAGCCAACGCACAAATGGCTCCCAGTGCTAAAGTTGCGTTTATTGTCACTAACAGCCAAGTGTCTGCGCTAGACACAGTTATTGTGAACATTGCCTCGGGCGCTACTGCCACCTTTGCGTACCTTATTGCCGTGGTGACAGTAACCGATGGTGCGTTTACAATCAATTTAGACAACGTATCAAGCAATGCATACACAGATACGCTTAAAATCAATTTTGCGATTCTTCATGTTTTGCCTGCATAAAGGATAATCATGCCTCTTGTTAAGTCGAAAACACCAGAAGCCTTCCGTAAGAACGTGAAGGCTGAAGTCGCTGCTGGCAAGCCAGTCAAGCAAGCCGTGGCGATTGCTTACAGCGTCAAACGCGCAGCACCACCAATGAAGAAGAAATAATGGCTGACTACACAGGCATCGCCGCTGCGGGGGCTGTCGCTAACGGCGGCTCAACCAAAGACAAAAGCAACTCCGACATTTTGGCAACTGCCAGAAGCCGTATGGAAATGGCTATTTCGGCGTTATCTGAAAGTCGTGAAGACGAGATTGACGATCTGAAATTCTATGCTGGCTCACCGGATAACCATTGGCAATGGCCAGCAGATGTGCTTGCAACCCGTGGGGCGGTGCAAGGACAGACGATCAACGCACGCCCGTGCTTGACGATCAACAAGTTGCCCCAGCACGTTAGGCAGGTGACCAATGACCAACGCCAAAACAGGCCAAGTGGCAAAGTTATTCCAGCCGATGATAAAGGGGACGTTGAAGTCGCCGAAATCTTCAACGGCATCGTGCGGCACATCGAGTACATCAGCGATGCGGATGTGGCTTACGACACCGCCTGCGAAAATCAGGTGTCTTACGGCGAAGGCTACATCAGGGTCTTGACCGAATACTGCGATGCAAATACGTTTGACCAAGACATCAAGATTGGCCGTGTACGCAACTCATTTAGCGTCTACATGGACCCGATGATCCAAGACCCATGCGGCAGTGATGCACGTTGGTGCTTTATCACTGAGGATGTGGCCAAGAAAGACTACGAGCGGATGTATCCTGACTCGGCCCCGATCACAACCTTGCAATCGCTCGGTGTTGGCGATCAAAATCTGTCGCAGTGGCTCAACGAAGACACCGTGCGGATTGCCGACTACTACTACATCGAGCATGACAAGGCAACGCTGAATCTCTACCCTGGCAACGCCACAGCGTTCAAGGGCACGCCCGAAGATGCACAGTTAACGGCAATCTACGGCAAGCCCAGCCGCACCCGTGAGTCTGATCGGGTCAAGGTCAAGTATTGCAAGATCAACGGCTACGAAATCCTTGAAGAGCGTGACTGGGCGGGCAAGCACATCCCTGTCGTGCGGGTGGTAGGCAACGAATTTGAAGTTGATGGCCGTTTATATGTCTCGGGCCTTGTGCGTAACGCCAAGGATGCCCAAAGGATGTACAACTACTGGGTGAGTCAAGAAGCTGAGATGCTGGCTTTGGCCCCCAAAGCGCCATTCATTGGCTACGGCGGTCAGTTTGAGGGTTATGAGACACAGTGGAAGACAGCGAACACGACCAACTGGCCGTATTTGGAAGTCAACCCTGATGTGACAGATGGCCAAGGCGCAACGCTGCCCCTGCCCCAACGGGCGCAGCCGCCGATGGCCTCTAGCGGTCTATTGCAGGCCAAGTCGGGCGCAGCCGAGGACATCAAGAACACCACAGGCCAGTACAACGCATCTTTGGGCATGGCAAGCAACGAGCGCAGCGGTAAGGCGATCCTTGCACGCCAGCGTGAGTCGGACACCGGCACATACCACTACGTTGACAACTTAGCCCGTGCGGTGCGCTATGTGACCCGCCAACTGGTGGACCTGATTCCCAAGATTTACGATACCCAGCGGATTGCTCGGATCATTGGCGAAGACGGCGAGACTGACATGGCCAAGATTGACCCTATGCAGCAAGAACCCGTCAAGCGGATCGTTGACGAGCAGGGCATCACGATTGACAAGATTTACAACCCAGCAGTAGGCAAGTACGATGTGGTCGTGACCACAGGCCCTGGGTACGCCACCAAGCGGCAAGAGTCGCTGGAAGCGATGGCGCAGCTCCTGCAAGGCAACCCACAGTTGTGGGCTGTTGCCGGTGACTTGTTCATCAAGAACATGGACTGGCCGGGCGCTCAAGAGATGGCCAAACGCTTTGCCAAGACCATTGATCCTAAGCTCATGGAAGACGGCGACAAGTCGCCAGAGTTGCAGGCCGCAGAGCAGCAGATTCAAGCGATGGGCCAAGAGATGGACCAGATGCATGAGATGATCAAGAATGTCGGCAAGTCGATTGAGGCTCAAGACATGGAGCGCAAAGACTTTGAGGCACAGGTCAAAGCATACGAGGCCGAGACTAAGCGCATTGCGGCTGTGCAGGCATCGATGTCACCAGAGCAAATCCAAGAGATTGTCATGGGCACGGTGCATGGAATGATCACCAGCGGCGATCTGGTGGGCGAGATGCCAGGTCGTGAGCAAAATGAGATGATGCCTGAGCAGGCTGAACAAGGAATGCCACAATGAAATGCAACGATTTTGTAGGGATGCTGTTTTTGGCTCGGGATGTTGCACATTCCGTGCATCTGAACACCCGCAGCTTTAGCAAGCACATGGCGCTCAATACCTTCTACGATGAGATTATTGACCTTGCTGATGCGTTTGCCGAAGCCTACCAAGGCAGGCATGGCCTGATCGGGCCAATCAGCCTGATGAGCGCTAAGAAGACGACCAACATCATCGAGTTTCTGACAGACCAGCTTGCAGAGATCGAAGCTGGGCGCTATGAGGTTTGCGAAAAAACCGACACTTCATTGCAACAACTGATAGATAATATCGTTGAGCTTTATCTTTCGACCCTGTATAAGTTGCGCTTCTTGGCGTAAGGAGAAAATTTTGGAACTTCTCAACCCTCTGGCCGATGGCCCATTCCCCGGCAAAGTCATTACTTACACCGGCACTGCTGGCGTGACTGGCACTTGGCCTGCTGGCCCTCAAGGTGTTGTGGTCTGGTCCGATCAGGCGTGCTACATTTTGGTGGGCGAGGGCGTAACAGCCACCACCAGCAGCACCCCTATCCCTCCTTTCACCCCAGTGCCTTTCAAAGTGCCCCAGGGCACAGGTGCAGTGTGGCGTGTCAGTGCAATTAGAGTATCTACAGATGGTACGATCTATTGCAAACCGATTAACATCCAATGAGCTTTGGCATTGCAGTCCGAAACGGCATAGCCATCGGGCTAGGCAGCGTGATCTCGTTTCTATCGGGATATGCGGATGCGACTGTGCAAAGTAACCTCTTGACCGAAGACAGTGACAATTTGGTTCAAGAGGATGGCGGCTTGATCTTGCTGGAGTAATAAATGTCTGTAAATCTTTCTCCAATCGGCGGCGCTGGCTGGCAGTTCTTTGACAATAACGGGATTCCTTTAGCGGGAGGAAAACTGTATGCTTATCTTGCGGGGACGACAACACCCGAAACCACTTACACGACAAGTGCAGGCAACATTGCTTGGACACACCCTATAACACTAGACTCTGCTGGGCGTGTACCTAGCGGCGGTGAAATATGGCTTACAAACGGAGTGTCGTACAAGTTTTTGTTAAAAACAGCATCGCCAGAAGTGCAAATTTGGAGTGCAGATAATATATACGGCATCCTTTCTGTCTTTGCAAATGTAGACAATTTTACAGGTGACGGAAGTACAGTCTCATTTACGTTAACCGCTACACCGGGCAATAAAACTGCGACAGATGTCTACATTAACGGCGTATATCAATTTAAAAACACATACTCATTAAGTAGCGCAACACTACTATTTTCAACTGCACCGCCTATCACATCACTGATTGAAGTCAGTTACTTCTAAGGAATAAATCATGGCAGACACCAAAATCTCGGCACTCACTGCGTCAACGACTCCGCTTGCTGGCACCGAGGTGTTGCCGATTGTTCAATCGGGTACAACCAAACAAGTCAGCGTTGCAAACCTTACCGCTGGTCGTGTAATTTCTGCAAACGGTGTAGCGTTTCCCGCTACTGCATCGGCGAGTAGTGACCCAAATACTCTAGATGATTATGAGGAAGGCACTTGGACACCTACTCCAACAGGCGGTACATTCGGCGTAACCTATGCGTCAGGGTTTTATACAAAAGTGGGTCGCCAAGTAACGGCCACTTGTTTTTTGGCTTGGAACTCTTTAAGTGGGTCAGGCAATTTCAGCATTTCTTTACCGTTTACCATCAATAATACAAATTATTATCGTGGGGCTATTTCTTTAGGCAATAGCAGTACGCTTATATTGCTCGCCGGATACGCAATAGTTGGCACATTAGATCAAGGCGCAACGCAAACCGATTTTTACT